CAAAAAGAACGGCAAATCGACAGAACTGAGCGGAATCGGTCTGTACGGTCTCACCAATGATGGCGAAGGCGGTGCGGAGATCTATTCGATCGCCAAGGTCAAAGATCAGGCTAAATTGGTTTGGCAAGAAGCAAAACACATGGTGAACAAGTCACCTGAACTAGCAAAGGGATTGAGACCGACTATTTCGGGCATCTATTACGACAAGAAAGATGCCAAGTTTGAGCCTGTCGCAAGTGAAACCAATTCACTCGATGGCAAGAATCCGCACTATGTTCTTGCTGACGAAGTGTGGGCATGGGAAGACATGGGTCTTCTTTCGATCATGGAAGATGGTATGTCTGCTAGAGAACAGCCTATCTTCTTCGAAACCTCGACAATGGGAACAGTCCGAGGGAAAGTCTTCGATGAAGAGTATGAATACTGTGAAAAAGTAATCAAAGGCTATTTGGGTGAAGAAGGTGGGATCGTGGATGAAACCATCCTTCCGATCATTTACGAATTGGACACAGTAGACGAATGGCTTGATGAAGAATGTTGGTACAAAGCCAATCCGAACTTAGGCATCTCTAAAAGTTTTGACTACATGAGAAATAAAGTCCAAAAAGCTAAGAACAATCCTTCAGCCTTAACGAATCTGTTGTGTAAGGACTTCAACGTAAGGCAGACCTCATTTTCAAGTTGGCTAACCTATGAGGAACTGAACAACGAATCAACTTATACGGATGAAGAGTTTAGGGATTGCTATTGCCTTGCCGGATGTGACTTGTCTTCTACGAATGACCTAACGTGTGCGACCTTGCTTGGCATGAAGAATGGGAATATGTACGTTAAACAGATGTATTGGATTCCTGAACGCTATCTGAATGCCAAGGTCATAGAAGACAAGATCCCTTATGACAAATGGAAAGCCAACGGAATCATCCGAACATCGGAAGGATCTAAAGTCAACTACACCGATGTTACAGATTGGTTTATAGAGCAAGTCGAGAAATATGGTCTCCGTCCTCTATGGGTTGGATATGATTCATGGAACGCACAGTATTGGTGTGAAGAAATGCGTGGATATGGTTTTGATATGGTCGAAGTCCGGCAAGGTGCAAAGACCATGAGCGAACCGATGAAGGAACTGAAAGCACTCTTGAGCGACAAGAAAATCAACTATAACAACAATCCTGTTCTTAAATGGTGCTTATCGAACATGAGTGTTAAGACGGACGAAAATGAAAACATCCGTCCGATTAAAGAACATCAGAGACAGCGAATAGATGGTGCTGTCTCTTTGATCGATGCGATGGTTGTCTATTACAACAACAAACAGGATTTTATAAACCTGTCGAGTAGGGGGTAACGATGGCAAAAAGAAGCCTTTTTTCAAAAATCTTCGGTGCGAAACCTCAAAAGGTATTCGGTACTGATTTGGAATTACTGAACGGATATCATGCACAGTTTACTAGATACGATCGTGACCTCTACAAGACCGCACAGGTCAGAGTCTGCATCGATGCCATCGCCAGGAACGGAGCGAAGCTGAATCCTAAGCATATAAGAGCAAACGATCGGCAATATGTTCAATTAAACCGAAACGTAGCTAGGTTATTGAGCCAGCAGCCGAACGAAATCGATAATGCTTATAGTTTCTACTATCGGATCATTTCGACTTTGTATTTGAACAATAATGCTTTTATTTATATCGCAAGAGATGTCGATGGTGTTCCTGTTGGGTTATATCCGATCAATCCAAAGAGATATAAATTATTGGAATACAAGGACAATATCTATATCGAGTTTTCCTTCGATCGTAAGAAGTATGTTGCTTCTTTAAAGGACGATATCATCCATTTAAAGCGGTTCTACTGTGAGGATGATGTTTTCGGTGCATCGAATGAGCCGATCATCAAAACGATGTCGATCAAGCACATCATGAGGGAAGGATTGGTCAATGCCATCAAGACAACCTCATCGATCAGAGGTATCTTGAAGACTACAAAGGCGATGCTGAAGCCTGAGGATATCAAAGCCACAAGGGATCAGTTCGTTAAGGACTTTGTTGATTCTGACGATAAGAGCGGTATCGGTGGACTGGATGCGACAACGGATTTCCAAACAGTCAACTTAACTCCTGTCACAGCTACAAGTGATCAGATAAAGGAAATCGATACAGAGATCCTTAATTATTTCGGCATTTCACAGGCGATTATTCAGTCCGACTATGACGAGGATAAGTGGAATGCCTTCTATAACTCCGTTTTAGAGCCTTTGGCGGTTCAAATGGGTCTTGAGTTTACAAATAAACTGTTTACCTTAACCGAAAGATTTCACGGTAACAAGATCGTATTTGAAGCCAACAGGTTAGAGTACGCATCGAATAAAACCAAAATTGATTTGGCTAGATACATGAACAATTACCTTACGATCAACGAAGTAAGGAAGATCTTCAATTTAGATCCTTTAGAAGATGGCGATGTCCGTCTCCAGGATCTGAACCACATATCAAGTGATATCGCAGATGACTATCAAGGGGGTAGCGAATGAGCGAAAAAAGATTCTATAAGACTTTCAATCCTGAGATAAGGAAAGTCGAAACAGACGATGATAAGATGCACATCGAAGGCAAGGCGGTGGCTTTTGATTCACCTGAAACCTATTACGGAGAAACAGAAGTGATCGATCGGCACGCTTTGGATAGTGCAGACATGACCGATGTGGTTCTCAGATACAACCACAACGATACTCAATATACTTTGGCAAGAACGAGAAATCATTCTCTGAATTTGGAGATTAGAGATGACGGCTTATATTTCGATGCCGATCTGATTCCAACTACAACCAACAAAGATGCTTACCTGATGGTCAAGGAAGGTCTGTTGGATAAGTGTTCGTTCGCATTCACAATCGATGAGGACAAATACGATAATAAGCAGCATTTGAGAACGATCACCAAGATCGGTCGCTTGTATGATGTCGCACTTGTCGACTTTCCGTTCTACAATGATACGATGGTCGAAGCACGTTCGCTCGATACAAGAGACGATTTCATTAAGCGTGTGAAGGAAGAACAGAGAAAAGCACTCTTGCTTGAACTGAAGAAAAAAGAGTTGTTGGAACGCTTAAAATAGCGTTTAAACATATCTGTGACGAAGAGATTCCTGGTGAGGAATCTTTTTATTTGGTGGTGACTGAATTAAGCAGATGGAAAGGAAAATCTATGGAAAGACTTGAAGAAATCGCTGTCCGCAAGGCAGAGATCAAGGCTCTTCTTGAATCCGATGAAGAAGTGGATGTTGAAGCTATCAGCTCCGAATTGGATTCGTTAGAAGCTGAAGAAAGAAAGATCAATGAGGAAGTCGAACTTGCACAGAGAAAGGCTGATGAAGAAGCCGAACAACGCAAGAAAGATGCCGAACTGATCGAAGAAAACAAAGTTGAAGTAAAGGAAATTGAATTAAAGGAGTCAACAATGAACATTGAAGTAAGAAACACAAAAGAATACATCGATGCTTTCGCTGAATACATTAAGAGTGGCAACGATGCAGAATGCAGAGCGTTACTGACCGAGAACGTAAGCGGTGGAACTGTTCCTGTTCCAGAGATGGTCTACAACATCGTTAAAACGGCATGGGATCGTGAAGGAATCATGGCTCTTGTCCGTAAGACCGCTATGAAAGGCAATCTCAAGGTCGGCTTTGAAATCTCTGCTGATGGTGCAGTTGTCCACACCGAAGGCGGAACAGCGATCTCACCTGAAAATCTCGTTCTTGGAACTGTAAACATCGTACCGCAGAGCATCAAGAAAGTCCTGCAGATCTCCGATGAAGTCTACGATTTAAGAGGTGAGGAGTTCCTGGACTACGTTTACGATGAACTGGCTTACAGAATCGCTAAGAAGTGTGCCGATCTCATCATCGCTGCGATCGAGGCTTGTGGTACTGTTTCAACGGCTACATCAGTTGCAGTTCCTGTTCTCACCGCTGCTACTATCGGACAGGCTACCATTGCATCCGCTATGGCTCTGTTAAGCGA